AACACCAGGACCAGTTTTACCACCAGAAGCACCACGCATCTCATATGTGAGAGACTTCACATTAGTTGGTAAAACAATATTGTATGTACCTGCTACATCGTAGGTGACTGTTTGAGTTGCCATTTAACTAATCGTTACGCTTAAGTTACTAGTTGTTGCTAATCCGCCAGTTAAGACTCTAACCTTAAACTGATCACCATTATTTACCTGTCCTGTTGCTGCAAATGCACTCCAACCACTACCATCATTTTTAGAGAATTGTCCACCAGTGACAGATACATTAGAAGGTGATGTAATGCCTTGTAAGACAATCACATTACTCTCAATATATGTATTTGGTGCTTGGTTATCTCTATTTGCAAAATAGAATGGATCAGGTGTAGTATCATTTGCAGTAGTTGTTGTCACTGTAAATGTATCTGTTAAACCACCAACAGTAACATCAGTTTCCACAACACCACCAGGATCTGCACTAGATGTAATTCTAACTCTTAGATTCTGTCCATTTGTAATGGTAGTTCCTGTATTTCCATTAACCCAACTGCCACTACCAACTCTAATCTGAGCACCATTTGATGCAGTTACAGGTGCTGGCACATTAATACCAGTAATAGCAACTGGTTGACTCGTAATCAATGAATTGGGAGAAACATTGTTTTCGTCTTCAAAGAAGAAATACTCGGGACTAGTATCTGCGGTTCCTTGGTTAGTAACATTCCAGTCAACAGAAGCACCACCACCTACTGTAATTTGAGTAGTTGCTGTTTCACCCGTATTTCCACTAGTTTGATATCTTAATCGTAAAGTTTGTCCGTTAGTAATATTTTTTGCATTAGTATTAAAGTTACCACCATTTACAGAACTTTCAAATCCATTTGTAGGAGCACTAACAGGAACTGATTGTGTGATACCAGTGATCGTTACTTGATTACTAGTGATAGTGGTATTCAGTCCAGCATCTGTTACATCATTAAAATCGAAAGCATTTGGAATCTGTGCTGGTTCAGACTTGGTAGTGATATTAAATGTTGCTGATGCACTGCCAACTTGAACAGTCGATGTTTTTAGTGTATTGAAATTTGAAGATGAGGTCATCCTGACTCTCACCGTATCACCATTACTGATATTTTTATTATTGGTGTTAAAGTTCCCACCATTTTTAGAAGTTGATGCACCATTTGATGCTTGGAGTGTAACACTAGTTTCCAATCCAGTAATTGTTACTGTATTACTAGTGTATACCGTAGAAGTTTCTGCCTCTATTATACTGTCAAATGTAAACAAGTCTGGATCACTGTCAGGAACATCCATCTCGACAGTTACCTGAGATGTTAACTGCCCTGTTGGACCTTGTACAGTTAAAGTATAGGTAGTCTCTGTTGTAGGACCAGGGTTAAGAGTAATAGATCCATTTCCAATAGGAGAAATATTACCAATACCTTGGTTGATTGATCCACTAGTAGCACCATCAAATTGTCCTAATTTGGTGTTCCAAGATAAAGTAACTGGAGCACCAGGATCAATCAGCGTGTCTGGTGAATCATCATTTGCCCTAAAATATGTGATAGTTGTAGGAACAGTACCATAAATTCTAAGTCTAGAAACAGCATATCTATCACCAGCATTTTGGTTGTTAGCAAAAACACCACCAGCACCTTGAAATTCTGGTGCTCCAGAAGTCATAAAAATTTGCCAGAGAAATTGCCCTCTGTTAGCAGCAGGAATATTAACTTGTCTTGTAATCCATCCAGGACCACCTTCTACTCCTGGGTATGGACCATAACCACTACCACCAGCAACCAATTGTGTTGTACTAGTGTCACCACCAGTCACACATTTAATCTTAAGTCCTTCATTTGAGTTGTTTGGTCTTTCTCCGCCATTGAAATCATCGCCTGTAATAAGGTCGATGATCATATATTCCATGCTCGTAGTATTCAAAAGAAACTGTGCTGTCCTATTTTGTACAAACAAAGTAGAATTGAAAGTACCGAGACTTAAATGTTTTGTGCCAATGTTATTTTGGAATCCACCAAGTTCACCAGTTCCACAAGAACCAGAAACACCAAAGCAACTATTATAGATAGCACACCCATCCAAAAATTCATTTGGTTGAGTAAAATCAAACCCAGAACTTCCTGGGCGTAAGTCGTAAATTAAATCTGCCATCTTTAGAACTTAATAATGTATTCAACTAGAATGAACGGTTGGATAGACTCTGGTAACTCATCAATTGTTTTTGTCTGTACAGTTAATGTAGTCTGCAAGTTATCTGCAGGAACATTAAATGTAGGGAATTGGAACACATAATTCTGACTATAATCAGTTGTTGATGGCCAACTAATTTTGTGTAAATGGTTTGATGCAGCATCATTAGTAGGATTACCAGATCCAACAATAGTATTGCCTGCAAATGGTGTTAAGTCAGTTCCACTTTTACCTTCAGCACCAACCTTAAAGTTACCTGTATAGTTCAACACTTTCGCATTAGTGTTGTGACCGTGTGCTTGGAAAGAACTAGAATCTAGGAATGCGGAACCTGTTTCTCTATCTTCATTTGGCGGAGCAAATTTTGCATTTCCCTGCAAAGCAATATCCGATTGACCTACAACCGTAAAGTTTCCAGAATATCCAATAGTAAAAGTATTTGACTGTGCAGACACTAAAACTTCTGCGCCAACTCTAGGATTACCGTTACTATTCTCTGTAATATTTTGAGCAAGAACCATACTTTGATAAGTACCTGATGCTAAACCAGGAGAGAGATACTTAGCACCAACATCAGGTACTTGAAATTGAGTTTCAGTTAAAGTTTGTGAAGGTTTCTTAAACTTACAACCATCACCAACTCCTAAAACTGCTGCTAGTTCTGGATAATCACTAGCATCATATATTTTACCATCACAGCGTAAAAATCCTGCGGGAATTTTTTGCCTCCAATTTGGATCTAAAGGATCGCCTTGGAGAGGCAAATCACTAGTAAAAATTTGGATTGCTCCTACAACCCCGCCATATTTTCCTCGTTCTCTTGCGTAATTTGCCATTAGTATGCTCTAATTAAGTATAAACAGAGTAGATTGGGTGTTGGAACTGATACATCTAGACGAAATGCCTTGTCGATGTTCTCAGGTGTGACATTTGAGATAGCAGTTACATTAACAGTGGTAGGAATTCTCAAATTTGCTTTATCAAAGGTAGTCTCAAATGGTTCATGATTATGTGGCGTGATGACTGCCTGCTGACCAGCAATTGCTGTATTCTGGTTAAAACTAATAGCATTACTATCGAACAATGCTTTAGTCCAGTTCTGAGTATCACCACTGTTGGCACCACCATTATCAAAGTTTCTATTTGCAATGGTTTGTGTACCACCACCAGGAGTATATGCTAAAGTGTCACCTTGCTGAAACTCTTCATCCATAGTATTACTATTAGTAGAGTTTGGAACCTGATATGGTCCAAACCAGTTAGAGATTGGAGATCCAACAACATTAAATGGTTTCAAGTTGAATGTTGGGTTCTCACCCTGAACATTAGCAATCACAACACCAGCAGCACCGCCACCAAATCCTTGGTCATTGGTATACTGAATAGACAACTGCGCCTGTACCTGACCATAATCTAATTGGTCAAATGAAGCACGAGAAATACGATAGTTAATCTCACCCCATGCAGCAACACCCTGTCCTGGTCTTGTTCCAGCAGAAGGAAGATACATGGTATCAAATGTAGTTGGGTGACTATGAATCAGAATATGTCTTCTACCTAACTTTCGATGAGACATGTATACTGTCTTTGATCCGAAAGTTTCGTTCAAATTAGAACCAGTTAGTTTTCCTGTGAAGTCACTCTCTGGTGTATATGAAAAATTAACATCAGTATATGCATCATAGTCGTCACCAACACCATTGTCGATATCAGTTCCGATAAAGTTTGCTCCGTTTACTGGATCAACTAGAGCAGCAAGTGCTTCAGTTGTATCAATAGTGTTACTATTATCAAAATATGCAGAGTCAAGGTCAACCAGTGCTCTCTGATTAATATTAGGGAGAGCAATTGATCCAGTATAGTTTGGAAATGTTCCTCCCAAACTTGTGCCACCATAATTATCTCCAATTACCTGTGTAAGTAATGGGAAATCATCCGCTTCTAATGTCTGCCCGTTGCAGATCAACCATCCCGCTGGGATGCCCGTCAAGTCGCCGCCCCATGGCATGATGGTGCCAATGGCGGCGGCTTTCATTGTCTTAAGTGTTCCGTAAGTTGCCATCTGTTCGTATCAAATTTCCATTAACCACCAACCGCGTAGGTTGCTTGGAACGCCTGTGGCGCTTCCATCTGCGTTCGTTGCTCCAGAGTATACTAGACCGAACGATGCGTTAGGTGTCGTAACAATTAGTTCACCGCCACCATAGTTAGTGAAGTCAACGCTACCAATACTTAGGTTAGTATTGGTTGAGTCTCCTGCGACAGGGATGCCGTCAGGTGCTCTAATAATCATTCTGACATTATAAGTCAAAGCGCCTCCAATATCAACAAATCGGATCATGTCTCCAGTCTGTGCATTAGCAGGTAACTTGAGAACTAGGTCAGAGGATGCTTTAGTGAAGTAGTTGACATTAGCAGTCAAGACTCCACCATCACCAGATACTGTAGACTGATAGATCCACTTTCTAGCACCAGTCTGACTGATGTAGTCTGTGATTCCACCAAGATCAATTCCACCATCATTATTTACCTTGAATCTTGTAGTGCCTCCATCGTTAACAGTGAGGTCACCGCCATTGAGTTGGATGTCACCAGCAAACAGGTTAGTTCCTGTTCCTTCAGTTTCAATAACACCTGCAATAGTTAGGTTACCATTGCCATTAATGAATTCGAGTTGCTTGGTGTTGCCAGCATTATTGAAGATGTCAAGGTTACCACCTCTCATGGTGACATTACCTAGATCGCCATCAATTGTGAACTCTTGGAAGTTAGCACCAACACTTAGATCACCTAGGATTCTGGTGTCACCATCAGAACTATCAACATCGAATGTAGTGACAGGAGAAGAAGCACCATTTGTAATGGTGAACATCTTGTCATTGTTGGATGTGCTACCAGTTAGAGTGATGTCATTTCTAACTTCAGTTGGACCTTCGATTGTCGTTTGACCTGTAGTAGAGAGAACCTCAAATACAGTGAAGGCAGTTGGTTCAGCACCATCATTGACTCTCAGACCTTGAATGTTCGATGCATCGGTGCTAACACCACTTACATTGAATAGTTCACCATCATTTAGTCTGAGGATGTCATTGATATTGATGCTACCACCAAATTCAGCAGTTGTAATCTGTACTGTATCACCTTGGTTACCAGCAGTAGCAATTGCTTGAGTTAGATAACTTACATTGTTCTGCTTGGTTAGTTTGACAACCTTACAGTTATCAGGGTGATCGGTACGGAGTGTAGTTCCTTCCTGTGCTCTTTCAACCTCAACTCTATAACCCTCAGGGTCATTAGCATTGCCAGCATTAATGAGAGTTACAACTCTGAGGATTTCAGAGTTTGCTTGGTTACTACCACCAGTGGTATCTCCTCTATCAATTAGAAGTAGATCACCGATAGCGATGTCAGTAACACCAATTGCCTCATTAAGTGGTAAGAAGTAAGTAGTAGATCCTTCTAGGAAAGTTGTATTACCCCATAGAGCATTACCTTGGGAGTCAATTGTCTTACCAATTTCTACTCTTCTGTAGATGTCAACATTGAGATCATCGGTAGCACCAACAGCATGAGAAGAAGTAGTCGTATTAAAGATACCTCTAGTTGCAGAGATAATACCAACAGATAGACCACCATTTAGTGTGATGTTTCCATCAACTTCTTCACTTGCTTTAACATATAGACTGTTGTTGATGGTTGTAGTTCCTGCGTCAGCACCGATGCTGAGGATAGAACCAGTACGGAAAGCATCAATCTCGTTAGAACCACCAGATGCACTGAAGATCTCCAGTTTTGGAGTGAATGAGTACATCTTGGTAACAGCAGTAGATGGTGTACCAATTTGCATGTCACCATCAACTTTCAGCAGTCTGTTTCTGATGTTGAATAGTGATGCACTGTTTGCAAATGCACCACCCATCGTGATGGATGACTGATAACCTGCATCAGAGTTAGATACAGTAGCGATGTCAACAACAGAAGACTCAGAAGAACTGTGAATATAGAGAGCAGATGTATCTGCTCCACCACCAATCGTAAGCGTCTGGTTCTCAGTTGAGTTACCGATGTTAATGGTTTGTGTTGCTGTTGCATCGTTTGCAACATTCAGTGTAGTTGCTAGTGGGAACAGGTTGATTGTTGTACTTGTAGGACCAAGGTTAAAGGTTCCAGAAGGACTCTCAATCGTTCCGTTTGTTAGAGTTAGTGTATTAGAGAATCTAACCTCACCATCAACAACAAATGTCTTATCAAGAAGCGCATTGTTGTTGGCGATATTAATACCAACTCTGTTTGTTAGTGTGTTCGCTCTAATTAGTGCAGTAGAATCAGGGTTATCTCTGAATCCACCGACCAAGAATGCATTTGCCTGACCAGTTTCAGTCTTATTGGTTAGAGTTGCAGCAGATTCGTCCAACCAAGTTAGAACTTTCTTGCCGCTGATCCATGTAGTACCAATGACTTCTAGGTTTGCCTTTGGATCAGTATTAACATCAACGAATGCAGTCTCATATGCACTGTGTGCTGCAGCTGCGATTGTGTTAATACCAAGTTTGTAATCACCAATGCTACCTGTGTCAGTTCTTAGAACATCGGCACCAATAACACCTGTCTCCTTCCAGTTAGCAGAGGAGAATTCCATCGTAGGTGCTGGTGTTCCACCGTTGATAGGAGATCCTGCTCTTAGTACAAGGTTATCCCATGTTGGGTTAGAGACTGGTTGATCAATGAAACCATCGCCATCGGTATCGTAAGATACAGCAGCGATAGACTCACCGATCTCAATATAGCAGAAGGTATCGTTTGGATTGAATGGAACTACAGATCCACTAATTACTGGAGATACGATTGGGAATCCACCATCAGAGTTTAGGGCACCATTAGGATAGAAGTTACCAATTCTAATTCTAGATGTCTCTACAATTCCTAGAGTGTTGTTAGTCTGCTGTACAGAGCTAACAATGTTCCAGTTCAGTTTGACATACTTGGTTCCATTGAATTGAACCGAAGCAATCTCAGCATTCTGAATAGCAGTGTAGAAGTTTGCATATACCCAACCAAGAGATCCAGATCTCTCAACAGAACCACCCTTGAAGATGATGTCACCGTCTGTAGGTAGAATAAATGCACCATTTGTACCATACTTGACATACTGCTTAGCATCTAGAGCAGTGCCACCAGTGCTCAAGGAATATAGAGCAGATTGGTTTGGAGATACATTAGATGGGAATACAATACCACCGTCGATGATCGTGTGTGTCTGAACTTTATAACCCTGACCATTCTTGATTGGGTTCAGTGCAAACTGTGCTGCCTTAACTTGGTTCTTACCGATGAAGATGTCACCAGTCTGACGAGGAGTGAAGGAGTTACGATCTAGGAGTGGGTTGTTAGCAGGACCATTTGGTTGTCCATTCTCGTCAGGATCATTTTGATCGACATTAGAATAGATTTGGAGTGCATTAGGTTGGAATATCAAGTCATTGTTGTTGACATTGATAGCAACAGGTGAATTGAAGTTGCTTACCAACTCACCTTCATTACCGTTGACTGTAATATTCTGGTTGAATGTTACAGGAACCTCGAAGGTAGTAACGAGTGAACTGATATCATCATCGTCATCATCAGAATCTAGAAGTGCTGCTCTTTCAAGGAACTCTTCCTCACCAGTGATAGCATTAATCTTACGGTTACCAATGTATAGTTCACCGTTGGAGTTAATACCCGTGTAGAAGACGATACCACCGTCCTGACGCTTCGCTTGGGCGTAGTAGTCCTGAGTCGCCGTTAAGACGATCTCCTGACGCGCTGGGAGACCTGTGGAGTAGTTACCAGGACCGAAACCAAGGTATTCAAATGTATGGTTACCTGCACGAGCAATAGATGGGCGACGGAGTTCAACATACCACTTCTGATCTGTGAATACTCTGTTGTCACCAGCGATAGGAATCTGTCTATCTTCAGCACCAGAAGATGCATTACCTTCTTGTGCTTGAATTCTGGCATCAATATCACCAACATTGGTGAGGTAAGTATTATCTTCAAATGCAGGAGTTGCAACCAAGTCGATGATTGCTTCCTTAGTCATCGAAGACTTGGAATCGTTAGTTCTAACTAGACCATGTACATAGTTGTCAGCAGCAGAGAAGGTTGCTGGTGGATCAATCAATGTAGCAGCATTTGCTCTCTCATTTGCTGTCGTACCAGCATACTGGAACCAGAATGGATCGTTCTTATAGTTCTGTGGATACAGATAAGAAATTGGTTGAGAGAACTTAAAGTTGCGGAAGTTACGCTGGTTACCTGCACCTAGTGGTAGAGGAGACATGTTACCACGGATTGCAGTCAGGTAGTAAATACCATCTTGCTGTTGTGCAATACGACGCTGTAGTGTCTCAATCTCAAAAATATAGAAGGTGTCAGTGATATCTCCAACATCCTCTACAGAATCAACAACATATCTGTTCTCGGTTCCATCTTCCTTGATAGTATCACCAGGAGTGATAGTATATACAGGTGCTCCATCTTGCTTGTAGAAGAGATCATTCTGTTCCTTAGCAATCAGTCTCTTAAGTGGTAGAGACTTACCCATATCAGGATCATCTAGCATGTCAGCATAGATGCTACCCTGCTGGAATCTGGTATTGTAGAAAGGAGAATACTCTAGATCTCCATCACTGAATCCTTTCAGGATTAGATAATGATCATTACCAACATTGGTGTATGCATGGACATATGCACTACCAGAGCTGTTACCAGTCCATGTAATACGGTTTGCAGAGTTGATAGTACCACCGTCTAGTGTCTTCTCAACTTCAAACGAACCACCCTGTGGAGCAGTAATCTTAACAGTTCTGAATCTTGCTTTGTTTAGACTTAGAATGTTTGGATTTGGTTCGTAGTCATAGACATGAAGTTCTAGTAGTTGATCGCCATCGACAGTCTTAAATCTACCAGACTGGATTGTCATACTGATGTTGTTATCAGTGACAATTGTCTTCTTGCCTTGTGCTAGGTTATATGGATCATATGCATTGTTTAAAGAACCTAGGTTGGTTAGAATTTGATCTGTAGTCCAACCAATTCTCTCACCTGGGTTGGCATCATTCTGGAAGAATGCATCAGACTTAAAGTTGCCAGGTGCTGGTTTGAGTAAGATCTTCTGTGGTCTTAGTCTACGGTTGGTATCAGTTCTTGTCTTAATAACAAATCCGTTAATAGGATCTCTGACACCCTCAAGATAGTTCGGAATGACATAGCGTAGTTTGTATGTTCTATCATCTGCCTCGCGATTATCTTCCTGTCTGAAGTACCAGGAGTCAGCAGTCTTAGGATCAGGAGACTGAGTATAGTCAGACTGATGTGTTCTCCAAAGAATGCTTTCTTGATAGATTGCAGGATCAGGACCGCTAGATGTATCCTTAACCTTGATATACCATCTACCACCAGTAGCATTCGAGTAAGAAATACCTCTTGGGTCGAAACCGAATGGTGCTTTTGCTTTGTTAGCGTATACAGTAAACTTAAGATCTGGATTTAGAGTCTGGAAAGTGATTCTATTCTGATCATTAATTGCATCTGCAAATGTCTTGTAGATGGTAAAGATCTTATTTGGTTTTGTTGCAGATGCTTGATAGCGAACAAAGAATTCAAATTCTGGGTTAATTCTACCAGCAGAATCAGCAACACCAGCAGTAGAATCATTGTTGTTTGCTGCAGCATTATCGCTTTGGAACGAAGCAGCAAGCAACGGTAGATCATTTGTACCGATAGGTCTAAAGAAGACTCTCTGAGGTACATTCTGTGGTGCGTCAAAGATATGTGCAACATTGGTTTCAATACCACCTGTTACTGCAGTACCACCAGATACTGCGATATCTAGATTACACTTGTATGTCGTGAGATCATACTTCTCATCGAGAGTGAACTGATAGAGATCAATCTCAACATCCTTATCAATAGTGTCAGATTCTGCAGAGTAGATGTAGATACCAGCAGCAGCATTTGCCTTGGTTTCTGCAAGCATCAACTTAGTAGATTCCGTCTTAGGGAAACTAGTAGGAGAATAATCATGTGGAGCAGTCTTTCTACCAGGAGCAATTACATAGTAAGTTCTGTTAGTTTCAAATCCATTAGGTAGTCTGACAAGACGCTTATCAACATCAACATACTTGCTTGCTTCATCATCCCAGCGTGGGCGAGGAACAAGTCTTACAGCAGTTCCAGTTTCTAGTAGGTGTGGGTTTGGTGAACTTTGACCAGTTGTGTCAATAGTCCAAATAGTTGATCTCTTAGCAAAGTCAGAAGATGTTGCAACTTGTTCTACGAGGTCAACAGCACCAATACCATTGTTGATGATAGAGATGATGTTATCTACTAGAGTTGCAACAGCAGATGCGGTATTAGCACACTCTGGATAACCAGCGTTAGATGTAGAGATCGTAGGATCAGTTACAGGTAGAGTATCTGCCCACTGTCCCTCTAGCATCTCGAAGTATAGAGTGATGTTGCTTCCACCAGCACCCTGTACAGGTTTTGTAGCACCTGTGTCTAGTCTTGCATTTCTAACACCAAGTTCAATTCTATCTCCACCAACTAGTCTCTTAATGTATGTTTCACCATCAACATTAGTTGTGATAGGTGTAGCGCCACCATTTAGTTGAGCATCAGCAGAGAAATCTGTAGAGAGATACTCACTGACCTTCATGCCGATAGCAAGACCAGTGTTAGATCCAACATTAACGATTGCACTACCAGTGGTTAGTTGACAACCATTAATTTGTGTGGTGTGGTTACGGAGAGCAGAGATTGCAAGGTTCTTAATAGCACCCCATGCATCGAGAGTTTCTGTCTTCTCACCATCAATGTATGCTAGGTTGTTACCAATGAAGTATGCCTCACCTGCTTGGATGCTGTTGAGGTTACCACCAAATCTAAGGTCATTGATAACAGCATCAGTAATAATGCCGATGTCACGATAACACTTAGATGCAAATCTGTCTAGTGCAAATCCACCAGTGACAACATCAGGTAGAGA